AGCCGGCATATCGGCCCGTTCGTCCGTTTTGGGGATTATCTGACGGTAGACGATACATGCGTCTTCACACGGAAGGACAAGGGCGATGGCGTGCGGCTCATGGAAGAAGTCGACCATGTGCGTCTGCGTCCCGAGGAGCCGTTCTGGCAGGGTCGTTTTCTGGACGAGCTGGAAGGAGTCCGGGTGCGCGTCGAATTCGGGGGACGGCGTGGGGCGTTTGAGGGGCCGCTGGAACCGTTTGACGGCGTATTGGGCCTCCGGGCCGGCGGCCGTGGCATGGAATACGTGTTCGGCGATTCCGGCTACCGGTTCGCCCAACCGGGCTTCGTCAAGGTCAAACCTGTGGAAGACCAGCCGGACGAACCGGTGCCGGCCATCAACGCCTCCCGTCTCATCGAATCCCGGACCCTGCTGCGCGTGGCCCGCCGTCAGCTCGCCGAAACGGAGAGCCTGCTGGCCGAATCGTTCTCCCGGATGCCGCGTTTCAGCAAAGAGGATGCCAGCCGAATGGAAGCCCGACGGCATGATATCGAAAACAAGATGTTTGAGCTGCGCGAACTGATTGGCGAACAATCGTACGATCTGGACTCAATCGAATCGAAAGGACAAACCGATTGACTTCTCTCCCGCCTGAAGGCGGGAGATTCCGGGGTTCGCGCCCCGGGTTTTCTGTTCGTTTGGCAAAAGGAAAGGAGGCTACTCTTGCGAGAGGCCGTCTTTGATTCTGCCGTCCTTGCAGACGCTGACCGCAAGTCCTGCGGCGAGGATGTTTTTTGCCGCGTTGCCGTCACGATCGTGGTGGCAGCCGCAGGCAGGGCATGTCCATTCCCTGACGTCGAGCGTCTTGGGGCCGGTCTTGGCCCCGCACATGGAGCACAGTTGCGTGCTCGGATAATACTGGTCGATCACGATCAGTTGGCGTCCGTACCATTCGCTCTTGTATTCGAGCATACGTCGGAACTCGGCCCATCCGGCGTCCAGTATGCTGCGGTTCAGTCCGCTTTTCGCGGATTGGCCGTTGGGCAGGTACTGGCCGGGATGCTCGGGATTGGTTTTCGGCTTGCATCGTCTGGTCATGTTCCTGACGGCAAGGTCCTCGATGATCACCGTTTGGTTGTCGCGGATGATGTTCGTGGACAGCTTGTGCAGGAAGTCACGGCGTTGGTCTGCGATGCGCGCGTTGATGCGGGCCACCTTCAGCTGTGCCTTGCGATGGTTATTGCTTCCTTTCCGTTTTCGGCTGAGCGACCGTTGCGCCCGTGCGAGGCTTTCGAGGCTTTTCTTCAAATGCCTCGGATTCTCTATCACGGCGCCCTGGTCGGTGACGGCGAACGAATCCACTCCGAGGTCGAGCGCGATGGCGTTGCTTTTCCCGCGAAGGGTCGTGATGCGTTCCTTGACGAGGATGCTTACATGCCAGCGCTGCGCGGGGTCGAGGCTCACGGTCACCGTGGAGGGTTCCGCGCCTTTGGGCAGGGTCCGCGACCAGACGATGGGCAACGGTTCCTTCATTTTGGCGAGACGCAGCTCGCGGCCGTTCCAATTGAACGCGCTTCGCGTGAACTCGGCGGAACCGCCGTGCGTCTTCTTCTTGAACACGGGGTAGGCGTTTTCCTGTTTGAAGAAGCCGGAGAACGCCCGTTGCAGATGGCGCAGGGCCTGTTGCAGGGGGACGCAGGACACGTCGTTGAGGAACGACAGTTCGTCGGTCTTCTTCCAGCCGGTGAGCATGCTGCTCGTATCCGAATAGGACACGTTGCGCCTCTCGCTGGTCCATGCCTCGCTACGGGCTTCCAGTGCCTTGTTGTATACGAGGCGCGCACAGCCGAGCGTACGCCTGAGCAGGTTCTCCTGCTCGGGCGTCGGGTAGAAGCGGAACCTGTACGCCCGCTGGAATTCCCTGCGCTTGACCATATCTCACATTATACCACTACGCTTTGTGAAAGGAGGGAGGCTTGTTTTTCTCCCCGCCCTGAAGGGCGGAGTCTCCACAAGCCAAACAAGATGAACGATGGAAAAAGGCAAGTCACAGACGAGACGGAACCAGACGAGAATCCTATTGCCACCATCCATTACGAGAACGGCACGGAGCTGACCGGGAAGGCCGTCACCCTACAAGATGGAACAGTTGGAGTCAGGATTCCCGGCGAATTCTTCAAGACGGCGCTCCTGCCTGACGGCTCGATGCCTGATGGCGTCATATCGGTGGATATCGGCCCCAAGCATGTGGAGGGCGGTCTCCCGTTGACCGACGACATGGCGTGCATGGCGGTCACGGCCATGCTGCGCGACGCGGTCGGGTTGACGTTGGGCGAGGCGTCGGATGCGTATGAGACATGGCTGAACCGGGTGAAAAGGGCCACAATCGAGCATTGGGTGGACTCCCTGCCCACACGCGAATCGACCCGGTTGCATGTGAAATACCTGGACCATGACGGTGCGAGCCATCCGAAGGAAGAGGAGGACGCATGACGCTGATCGAGCATGAGGCGCGAGTCGGACTGCCGCGCATGTGGGAGCATCCGAAACGCACCCGCACCCGGCGGGGAGGCGTCGTGACGAGCATGGTCGGCGGATATACGGCGATACTGCTCGTCCGCCAGCCGAACGGCGTGGAGAACAGTATTCGCAGGCAATGCGCGACCCTGAACGAGGCCGAAACATGGCTGGACGAACAGATGGGAGAAGACGAATGAGCGGCCATGAGAAACCGGATGCGCCCGGACTGTGGAAGGCCGCACATGGCGGATACGGCGTGATGTTCCACGATGACGGCGAACCCGCCATGCTCCTGTTCGGCCCGGGCGCGAAGGTTCGTGCTTTGGATGCCATCGGCCCGTATACGAGGCTCCAGCCCGGAGTTCCGGTCGGCTCCGCGCCGGTCCCGAATCTTCCCGGACTGTGGATGGACAAGGACGGGAGCCTGTACTTCCTGTCCGGCGGACGACGGGTATGGAGAATCCGGGACGACCATGACTGGATGGCAGAAGAACTCGGAAACGACCCCTGGGAATTGTCCAAACATGGCCCGTACGCCCGGTATTCGCTCCAAGCCGTCGAAGAGGTCCCGTGGAAGCCGGCCTCCGACGATTCCACTCCGATTCATGAGGGGAGCCGCACCGTGCATCTCCCGGATGTCCGATCGTTCGGACGCATGGAACAGGACAAGTGGCTTGCCGTGAAGAACCTTGAGGAGAGCGCCGAACTGGTGGAGGCCTGCAAACAATACCTGAAAGCCAGCGACCCGACAGACCCGAGCGGCATCGACGGCCAGTTCATCGGCATCGTGAACTGTCTGAACATTCATGGCGCGGCCGTGGGCGACGAACCCGATATCGACCTGGACAAGGCGCAGGCCGACTGGCATGACCACGTGCGCGACCAGCGTCGTCAGGCCATGCTCGACGAGCTGGCCGACGTGTTGCAGACGGTCGGCAACCTGATCACCGCGTTCGGCATCACGGATGAGGAGGTCGAACGGGCGATGGACGACTGTCTGGAACGAAACAGGCGGAAGGGCAGACTCTGATGGGAGCCACGAGAATATGGGATTCCCGCAACAACAGGCGGGCGACGGTCGAACACGAGACGCTGAAACCATGCCCGTTCTGCGGCGGCACTCCACGAATCGACGATGATGTGGACGATACGACGGAACGGTACACGGTGCGATGCGACTGCGGCGGGAACATGCCCGGCCGGCACGTTCCGATCGACCCGTCGTTCCAGACCCGCGTCACCTGCCTGCATTCGGCGGTCGAGAAATGGAACAGGAGGGGCTGATGGACTACACGGACAGCGGCTTCAGGGCCGGTTTCCGACGTGGATTGCGTGTCGCATGGGATGCGATGTGCTTCCGCCCGTTCCGGTTTGAACCGTGGCCGGCTCCGCCCATGCCGTCCCTGCGCGAGCATTTGGAAGCGTACGGCGGCACCCGTATGAGCCCGGCCGATTTCGACCGGTGCGAAGATGCTTGGTACCGGATGCTCGACGAACGGAACCGCATGTTCGACCGGTATCTGACGGGCATGCGCTGCGCACGGTACGTGCTGTTCGGTGTATGGATTCTCGCGTTTGCGATTGTCGGACTGATCCTGGTCGAAGTGTCGTCGTGAACCGGTCAGAAGTTCTTCCCTCCACGACCGAACAAGGCATCGTGCGAGCCGGTGCGGGTGAGCACGAGGCACAGTTCGCCATGATCGATCCGGTAGATAAGAAGCCAGTCGCCCTCGATGTGGAGTTCGCGAAATCCGAGCCATTCGCCTTTCAACGCATGGTCGCGGTATTCGCGCTGCAATGTGTCCGCATCTTCGGCCATCAGAGTCTGGAGCGCCTTGCGCAGCTTGGCCGGGTCGTAGTGTTTTCGCTTCAGTCGCTTCCAGTCTCGTTCGAAGGTAGGCGTCCGGGATATGTCGTTAAGCATCGAGATCCGCCATCAGATCGTCCACGCTGCCGAACCTTTTGCCGATGCCGTTCAGCGCCTCGTGTCTCGCCTGCCTGTTTTCGGCGTTGATGAGCGCCTGTCGGTAGATGCGGTAGTCGTGCGCGTTGATGATGAAATAGGTGGGTTCGCCGTTGCGGAGCACGGTGACCGGCGTATCGTCCTCGACCTTGGCGAATTCGTTGCTTGCCCCCGCGCGTCCGAATCTGCTGATCGGGACGATCGTGTCCAACGGGACGGTAATCGATTGTGTTGCCATCGCAAACCTCCAAAAGGAATACATACATATATGTATGCAAATATACATCCATTCTGCAATGCTCGCCATTCCCGATAGTCGGGGCATTCGAGAATCGCGGCCGCATGCCGTTCCGACTTGCCGGAACGTTTCGACGGAAGCAGCATCGAAACATGGAACGCATACGGGAACCGATATGGGAAGGAACGACTGATGAACAGGATAGACGCCGAAATCCGGTTCACGGACGCGGCGGAGAGGCGGATGCGCCGCGAGAGCTTTTGGTACCGGATCTGGTCGTTCAGCGATGCCTCGGACGCGACCTCGCTGTACCTGGGGCGGGTGAATGCGAGCTGGAGGCCGGTGAAACGATACGATTGGTCACGCGCCGTTCTCGTATTCGACGCGGGCAAGGTTCAGGCGCAGTGGCGGTCACGACGGTTCGAAACACCCGAATCCCTGGCCGATGCATGGATCGGGAATATTCAGATGGATTGAAAGACGGGAATCATGGATGGCATCATCGACCGTATTCTGAACGGTGACGGGCCGCGACCGTTGGATATCGACACGGCGGCCGCCATGCTCAGCACCACGCCCGGACTATTGCGCGAGTTCGAACGCTCCTACCATGCGAACGTGCTCGACCGGAAGAATGCGCCCACGGGACCATTGGGTCCGGACGCGAAGACCGTTGTCGAATCCCGTTCCGGACACGGGCTGTCGGACGAGGCGTTGGCGTTGGATGCGCGCATCGTGCGCGAACTGCTGTCGGATACAGGCGTCATCCGGTTCGACGGGGAACGTCTGACCACGATTCCGGCATTGGCTCCAGTCCCGGAAAAGTATGTGACGGAAGCGGACGTGAATGCCCTGCAGACGGGGGAGCGTCCCCAGTTGGCGGGCGAGCTCATCCACCGTCAGATTGATGCGGTGAACTATCCGCTCCTGTTGGATATGTGGCGGCGCGCCACGGATCCGAAACGTTCCGCGAGGCAACGGCATGAGGCGTACGGCATGTTCCGCACCGGCCTCGACCTGCTCGACCTGGATCCGGTCATGTACCGAATGCTCGACCTGAACCCGGCGGGCATGGACCATTGGCTGCCTAAACTCGTCGAGGCGAACACGGGCAGGGGGTTCTTCCGCATCCCCAGGACCACGATCGCCAAGGTACCCATGACCCTGCTGCAATTGTCGCGCGTCGAATACGAATCCCTGACCGCCGCCACCTTGGATGTGGTGGATCGGTGGGCGCAGGCCGCGTTCCGCCTGAAACCGGACGAATCTTATTTCCTCAAGACCGGCACGTTCAGCAACAAGTATGATTTCCGCAACGCGCACGTCACCGAACCGCACGAGGTCATGCAGATCGGCGAATACCTGTTGTACCTCCAATCCCAAGCGGTCGAAATGGCCGGACCGTTGAGCCAACCTGCCACGTACGGGGTTTCCACGACGAACGAGATGGTGGTCCGCGAATACATCCCCGACACGCATGACCTGCCGACCATCTACATGGGCCTGCCGCTGCGATGCGAATACCGTTGCTTCATCGACTGCGACACGGATGAGCTGCTGGGCATCCACCCGTACTGGGATCCCAAGGTGATGAACCATCGTTTCCGCGACTGGCCGGATTCCGACAACCCGCACATGCGGCACGACGCGGTCACCTACAAGCTGCGAGAACCGTCGCTCATGCGCGAATACGAGGCCACGAAGGACCTGGTCGCCACGCACGTGGCCGGATTGCTGCCCGGTCTCGACCTGGCGGGCCAATGGTCGCTTGACATCATGCGCGACGGCGACGACTACTGGCTCATCGACATGGCGCCCGCCGAACGCAGCACCTTCTACGAACAGGCGGTGCCGAAAGGAAAGCGTCGGCCGATGATGGAGAACTGGATACCCGAACTGGGAGGAAAACATTGACCGGTTTGACGGCGCAAGCCCCGTCTTTTAAGACTGGGGTGAGCCGCCTTTTTAGTTGATTAATCACTGTTTTTGTGTTAAGGTTTATAGTATGAGCCAGAAGGTACGAATCATCAAAGTCAGGCATGCGGGCGCATCCGTGTACCTTGGCGACGATTCATGCCGCAACCACTGCTGGACGCGCAATCCCGAACGCATCATGGACTGGCTGTGCGACGGGTGGCGCACCCGTTTCAACCAACATCGGGAGCATCGGACAATCCGCCGCTACATGGAGGATGTGGAATCCCGTGAGCGCATGTGGGTGGACGTTCCCTTGGGTGGAGCGACCGTCGGGGAACCTTTCAAGGACAGCGAGGCTCGAATCCGGTGTCCTTGGCTCGCATGCATCCCCTCCGCCGTTCTCGCCAGTCCCATGCGCGTGGAGAATTCGGAATGGTATGCCGGATTGAAGCGCAAGAAGATTAATGGCGGTCGTGTTCCGGGGTTCAAATCCCGCAAACGCGACCCCCAGTATTTCGTATGCTGGCGCAACCAGAACAAGACCGGCAACGCCATCTACCATCAGGTGTCACGCAAGCGCGGCGTGGTCGTAATCACCGGAAGCGTGAAAAAGGAATTCCGCAAGCCGGACGAAACGGGATGCCGTTGGACGCTCTCCATCCACGTGCGCGTCAGCCAACCCATCAGGGATTACACGAGCGTGGCGGTGAATTGGACGGAACGCACTCTGGCGTTCACCAACGAACCGTCGCCCATCCGACGGAATGCCACCGGCAAGCAGACCGGTATCGACCGTGGCTGCGTCCACACATTGGCCTTGTCGAATGGGACCATGCTGGACATGCCGCAACCGTCCGAACGGGAGAAGCGAGAGTATCTGCGTCTGCAACGCAAGCTCGCCCGACAAGACATGACCAACAGCCGACGTGATGGGAAAACCGCGAAATTCCAGTCGAAACGACGCAAACTCACATTGAAGCGCATGAGTTCGATACGCCGCCGCATCAACAACCGCAAGGACGATTGGGTCGCGAAGACCACGACCCGACTGGTCGAAGACTACGACCTCATCGCCTTGGAAGCGTTGAACACCCGGCAGATGACCCGCAAGCCGAAACCGAAACATGACCCCAACCATAAAGGACACTACCTGCGCAACGGCTCGGCGGCCAAAGCGGGATTGAACCGCAGCATCCTCGACAACCGTTGGACGGACATCCAGAACAAACTCGAATACAAGACACGTCTCGCCGGAACCCAGCTCATACTGGTCAACCCGGCGCACACGTCCCAGACCTGCAACCGTTGCGGCCATGTCGCAAAGGAGAACCGTGAGAGCCAAGCGGTCTTCCAATGCGTCAACTGCGGCAACAAGGACAATGCGGACATCAACGCGGCCAAGAACATCCTCGACCGCGCGATGCACACAACCGGCATGGACGATGCCGAGGGCGTGGAGGGACACGCTTCCCGCGAAACCCGTGTTTCACGGGAAGGTTCCATTGAAACGCCAACCCCTGCCACGCGTACGGGAAGACCCCTCCAATGAGGAACGTGTCTCATACGCGACAGGAATCCCCCGGCTTCAGCCGTGGGGAGGAAGTCAAGGGGACATGATCGATGCGGCGGTGCGGGGCATGCTCGACCGGCATCCCGGTGCGGGCGTGGTCGCCAAGTTCATGCTCAGGGAGAAACGCCTGCCGCTCGCGTTCATCGACCCGGACGGCACGTTCATGCAGACGGACGAGTATGGCGGGAAG